ACAATAAGGTTATCGTCAACCCAACAATCGGTTCTGTTGATTATCCAACAGGTACTGTCGTTGTTCGTAACTTGACAATCACTGCGTTGGCTGACCAGATTTTCGAATTCGTTATGAAGCCAGAATCATACGACGTTGTTCCAGCGTTCAACCAGATCGTTCAGATTTCTCGCGAGTACTTGACTGTTAACGTTGTCTCTGATAAGACTGCTGCTGGCTCTAACCAAGGTGGTAAGAACTACGTCTTCACTTCTATCCGTAAAGTATAATGGCTAAACAAAGAACCCTGTTAACGGACGTAGTTGCCAAGCAACTACCTGAGCACATCAGAGATAATTACCCTACGTTCGTTGCGTTCGTAGAGGCTTATTACGACTACCTAGAAAAGCAGTCTATTGACATCACGAGTGCCAGAGACATCGACACAACTCTTGAAGAGTTCATTACGTACTTCAAGAAGGAATTAGCTCACAACTATCCAATTGCTAGCACGATCGTTTCTGATGAACGATTCTTGTTGCAACACATCCGTGACCAGTACCTAGCAAAAGGTTCTGAGGCATCATACAAGCTGTTGTTCCGTTTGTTGTTCGGTAAAGATGTGACGTTGGAATATCCAGGTCAGTCTATGCTGCGCGCATCTGATGGTCGTTGGAGACAAGACTACTCAGTCTTCGTTCGTGTTGACTTCGGTTCAGCCCTTGAGATTATCGGTAAGGTTGTTGAGATCAATACAACAAATCGAGTGTTACGTGTTCTTGTGGATAAGAACCAATCATTCAATGATGTTTATGGTAGCGTTGAACGTTTCACTCAAATCACAGACACAATCTATGAGTTGTTCATTGATCGTCGCTTCTATGGTGAGATCAAGCCTGGAGACGTTGTAAAGTACAAGGGTAAATTCCAAGGTACAATTCTACCAACAACAACAAGTGTAAAAATCACAAAGCCTGGAATTGGCTTCCGTGTTGGTCAGGTATTCCAAGTTAAGTCTGGTGATGGTACACCAGCATGGATGAAGATTCTTGGAGTTTCTTCTACTGGTGGTATCCGCAGCGTTGAACTTATCAAATTCGGTATTGGTTACAGCACAGACTTCGCTGTCACGTTGCTTCCAACCTCTGAAGTTAAGTCTGTCACAAAGATAACAAACACACCAGCAACACTTTCATACTCATTCAAGTATGGAGCGATCACTACAGTTGAAGTTGATGATGTTGGGGGTGGATACTCGGTTCCGCCATTAGTTGTTGCAACTGGTGATGGTCAAGGTGCGAGACTAAGAGCAACTATCACTCCAGCTGGTGAGATCGATGAAATTATTATTGAAGACGGTGGTACAAACTATACCAACGCCACAATCGTTTTCACTACACCGAATGGAGAGACAGGTAGCGGTGGACATGCTATCGCTGGTTTCGGTTCTCAATCTTACTACAGTGTTTTGGATAAGGTTGTTGGTTTTAACGAAGTTGGTGTTATCAACTACGGCGAGTACTGGGATGGTGGACGTACATTATCTAACGGTTCTATCACACTGGTCCAGACGACTAACCGTGGCAGAGGATATACATCTGCTCCAACGTTTAATTTCTGGGATCCTCTTGGTACTGGTCTAGTAGTTAACTCTGCAGATTCTGTTTCTACTGAGAAGGCTCTGACTTTAACATTAACAGATGGTGGATCTGGTTATATTGACCCGACAGTAACAGTCGTTGGTGGCGGTGGCACTGGTATGGTGGTCTTGGCGCACATCAACAACTCTAATGAGATTGATTCAATTTCAGTTGCTGATTATGGTCAAGGTTACACTTCACTACCCACATTCACTATCAATGACGTGAACGGTACTGGTGCAGAAATCACAGCAGCATGGGACGGATACAAACTAAAAGAAGTTATCCAGATTACCACTGCTGGCACAGGTTACATTAACCCTCGTGTTTATATCGGTTCAGTTGGTAGCGTTAACTGGGTATTGAACACAGCATATACAGCTGGTGATTTCTTGAAGGTCGTTGATGGTGGTACAACTCGCTACTACATTGCGATGACTACTGGTACGACAGATTCCACAACACCAGCACACACATCTGGTACAATCAACAGCGGTACAGTTGCTCTAAAAGCAGTAACAGTTTCTGATGGTGGTGGTTCTGGAGCCAAGGCTGTAGTTACACAAAACATCGTCCACGGCTATTCTGATGCAGCTTATGTTGGTGAAGACGCTCGTGAGTTCTTTATTGACTATAAAGATACTGTTGAAGGTGATCCTGCTGTTATTAACATTGGTTTAGGTGCACTGGCAAAATATCCAGGCTACTTTGAGACTAACGATGGCTTCTTGAACGATTCTATTTTCATTCAAGACAGTAAGTATTACCAAGCGTTCTCGTATGTTATTAAGATTGACGAACAGTTATCTTCTTATTCTGCTGCGGTTCGTTCTATGCTACACCCAACTGGTATGGCATTGTTCGGTGAATATAGTATCACCAACACATTCGATGTGGGCTTGGCTCTAGAATCTATCGTCAAATCTCTTGGTGTTACTCTTAGAGACGAGGCAGTTGCTTCTGAAGAATTCATTCAGAGATTCTCTAAGGATCTTGGAGCGAATAGCGTTTCTATGACCCAACCTTGGTTACTAGAGAGCCAAGATGATGGTATACCTAGAGCTGTCCACGTGACAATCTCTAAGGTTCCTAATGAATCACTTGCGTATATGAACGCAGATGGTACAACTGACTTGGTTGTTCGCTTGTTTATTAAAGCGATTGACTCCAACCAAGAATGGGTAACTCCAATTGATGATGGAAGCATTAGAGATATCTCTAAGTCTTTAGAAACTGAGTTTGGTCCATACGCAACCCTTGGTTACGGTATGAACGATTATATCGAGAAGAAAGAGTTCTCAAAAGAACTTGAAACTATCGAGACGATCACTGAAGACTACGCCCAGCAGACAGATAAATATGTAGAGTCAGCCATTACTGGAGACTATCCAGAAAGTGGATACGCAACATTTAACCCCTATGAAGAAGGTGGTTATTTCGAGAGTGTTTATGCAAACAGCCGTGCTGGCGAGTTTAGCGTTTAATTTTTAAGGAGATTTTTATGGATCAACAATACACAGAAAACCTAAAGGCGACTGGTCTAGTAACTGTTACTAAAACTAACGAAGCTGGTCTGGTTACTGAACAATTTACAGTACCTAACCTAGTTGTTAATACTGGTAAGGCATACATCGCTCAAAAGATGGTTGCTACTAACACAGACGTTCCAGTCCACATGTCACACATGGCTATTGGTACTGGTAACACTTCTCCAGCTGCTGAAGATACTGCACTAGGTACACAAACTGGTCGTGTTCTATTGTCTGGTAACTTGGTCGAAGCCAACTCTATCACTTACACTGCTACATTCCCAGCAGGTACTGGTACTGGTGCTATTACTGAAGCTGGTGTTTTCAACGCTTCTGTTAACGGTACTATGCTTTGCCGCACAGTGTTCCCAGTTGTTAACAAGGCTGCTGGTGACACTATCGCTGTTACTTGGAAAGTTACAGTAAGCTGATCAACCTCAGCTTTTTCGGTATAACAAGACAACTTTCGGATAAAACAGGGTATGGCATCTTCATCTTTAATTAAAACAATTTTGCACAGAGCACTTGCTGAGGGTGTCTACAGAGATGTGGTCACCCGTAGTGCATCGTACTATTATTTCCTAGGTAAGACGATTACTTGGGAGGATGATTCTGTACCTCCATACCCTATCGACAGTCTTGCATATGAGCATGATACTCGTAACGAGATCATCACATTGAAAGAGATTCGTCCTTCCGACGTTGCCTTCGTTGTGCCGAGAAACAACTGGACTGCAGGTATCATCTATGACATGTATGATGACCAATACTCTGATGAGGTTATTGGTCTCAATATCGTTTCTGGTGGTTCTGGCTACATTGACCCAACTGACGTTTCAATCGAAATCACAGGTGGTGGTGGCACTGGTGCTAAGTTCAATGCCGTTGTGCAAGACGGTAAAATTGTAGACGTTGACTTGGTTGCCAAAGGTTCTGGTTATACATCTACACCGACAGTCACAGTTGTGTCTAGTTCAGTAACATCACAGAATGGTTCTGTTGCTCAACTTAAAGCTATCGTAAACGTTGCTCCATCTGGCGCACAACGTATCGAAGATGCTCGTTTCTACGTAGTCACAGAAGACTACAACGTCTATAAGTGTTTGGATAACGCTGCTGGTTCTATTTCTACACAGAAGCCAACATCAACATCCCTACAACCTATTAAGACATCAGACAACTACGTATGGAAATACATGTACAGTATTCCAATTAACCTACGTAACAAATTCTTAACAGATACGCACATGCCTGTTGTGTCTGCTCTGACCAACCAATTCTATTCTAATGGTTCGTTGGAAAACATTTTTATTGCTAACAAGGGTGCAGGATATACAACTGCTTCTATCTCTGTTACTGGTGACGGATATCGCGAGAAAGATCCAATCTTCTTGGAAAGTGTTATTGTTGGTCTTGGTGGAGAAGGATACACAGATCAAACTGTTATCACGGTTCAAGACCCTATCGCTAACGGCTCTGCAATTATTGCTAACGGCTCTATCAACATCAGTCAAATTGTTTACAACACAAACTTCGACTTCTACATTGCTGAGAACTCTGGTACGTTTGCTGACTATGAACCAACTCATCAAGAAGGTACTGTTCTAAACGGTTCTGTTGCTTTGAAGTATCTTGGTACTCGCGCTAAAGCTGTTGCTGTTGTGCAAGATAACGTAGAAGTCACTCCGAACGTATTCAAAGATGGTGTGATCACTGGTATCAATCTAATTGGTTCTGTGAGAGAAATTCGTATCATCAGTCCAGGTTCTGGGTATATCGATCCACCAAGCATCACATTCTCTGGTGGCGGTGGATCATATGCCACAGCATCTCCTAAGATGTATGGCGACAAGGTTATTTCTGCATCTATCACAAACCAAGGTGATGGATACACAACTGCTCCAACTGTTATTATCGGAGATGAGTATGTAGCACTAGATACTGTTCTTATCACTGAACAGTACTATGAAGGTACTAACTTATTCACAGTTGAGGTTGATGGCGTCAACGGCACTCGTAGCCTAACGACTGCTAACTACACAACTCCAATTTGGTCTATCGGTGCAAGCGTGACATTAAACTCTGAGGTTTACTACGCTAATCGTTTATATAAAGTTACAACTGCTGGTCTGTTGGGCACTACTGCTCCTACACATATCACTGGAACAGAATCTAACGGCTCCGCTGATTTGGAATATATCGGCAAACCACTAATCGTTTCTTCTGCACCATTTTCTAGCGGTGGCGTTGCTACTCTTGGTGAGACTGTGTATGTTTCTAACCGCTTGTACAAAGTCACAACTGCTGGTTTGTTGGGTGACGATGCTCCGACACACACAACTGGTTCTCAGCCAAGCGGCACTTCGGTTCTTGAATACCTAGGACAACCTTCTAAGTACTCTTATGCTGGCGCAAGAGCCACTGGCGTTTCTGTTCTTCGTTTTGGTACAGGTTATTCTTCAACTCCATTGATCGTTATCACAGACCAAGACAACGGTGGTTCTGGTGCAGACGCAAACTTCTTGACATCTAAGTCTGAAGCGAAGTTGATTCCAATTATTGAGAATGGTCAAGTTCAATACGTTATCATCGAAGAAGGTGGTATCGGTTACACCAAAGCAACTATTGAAGTTGTTGACACTGGTACTACTGGTCGTGGCGCTTCTCTGATTGCTGACTTGTCTATCGGTGCTATTGGTTCTCAGCAAGCGAACAACGAAATTTTAACACCACCTGGAACTATTGATGCTATCAACGTTATCTCTGGTGGTTACTCATATGGTGTTGCAAACATCACTATCACTGGTGACGGCACGGGCGCTACTGCTGTTGCTATTATTGACCCAGTAACAAACAGTATCTCTAGAATCAGAGTTACTAATCGTGGTTCGAACTACACATACGCTGATGTGACTATCACTGGTAACGGTTATGGTGCAAAGGTTCGCGCGATTATCACACCATACGGTGGACACGGTAAGAGTTCTCCAGAAGAATTGTATGCTAGAACTTTGATGTTCTACTCAAACATTTCTACTGACTTGAACCAAGGTATGTCTGTTAACAACGACTATCGTCAAGTTGGTATCATTAAGAACCCTCGCGTGTTCAGCGATGTTGAATACTACCAAGGTTCTATCGGTTCTGCGTGTTTCGTTGTACAGACTACATTGAACACTGAAGAATTCCCACGCGACAGTATGATTTACATCGAGCGTTCTGTTCCACCTGATACTGAATGGACTGCCTCTACTTCTTACACTATCGGTACATACCTATACGCAGCAGACAGAATTTACATTGTTATTACTGCGGGTACATCTTCTAGAACTGCTCCAACAGTTGTTGATGGCACTGAAGTTAACGGTACAATGGTTGTGTCATATGTTGGTTCTACAAAGGTCAAGAAGCGTTACCGTATCGTTTCTTCCACAACACAGTCTGCATTGTTGCAGTCGTTGGACAACGATATCCCTGTTGTCACAGACATCTTCACCAGCGAAGCAAACAACGCACACTCATTCACAGTAGCATCTGTTGGTAACCCCAACGTAGATAAATACTCTGGACAGATATTGTTTATTGACAACAAGCAAGGTTTCACACCGTCTGCAGACGAAACAATTACTCTTAGAACGATTATCCAATTCTAAGCTAAATAATAGAGATTAACTTTTAGATAAAGAGTTCACGAATGGCACTAGATTTTAACACTGAACCGTACTTCGACGACTATGACCAAACTAAGGATTACTACCGTATCCTTTTCCGTCCTAGTTATGCTGTTCAGGCACGAGAACTGACTCAGATCCAAACGATCCTGCAAAGTCAGGTTTCTCGTTTCGGCGATCACGTTTTCAAGAATGGTTCTCAGGTTATCCCTGGATCCGTAAACGTAGATAACCAATTCCACTTCATTAAGCTAGAGCCATTCACTGGCACTATCGACATCAACACTTACATCGAATCTTTCCGTGATAAGATTATCACAGGTGAACAATCTGGTGTTAAGCTGCGTGTTGTTGATACTTCTCAGTGTGATTGCGTTGTAGACCAACTAGGTATTGCAACACTGTATTGTAAAATTGAGGGTACTGCTGCAAACGGCGAGACTAAACGCCTACAAGCTGGTGAAAACATCATCGCTTATGAAGACGACAACCTTAAAGTTAATAACTTCAAACTAACAGAAGACCAAGTTGGTGACATCACTGCTAAGATTCGTTCTACTGCGGATGATGGTTCTGTTGGTACATCTTACACTGGCGACCCAACGCACGACGTTCTTGGTCTAGCTTACGGTGTTGATGTTAAAGAAGGTATCTACTACATTGACGGTATCTTCGTTCGTAACCCAGAACTTCACTTGTACGTTGGTCGTTTCGATAACAAACCTACTGCTCGTGTTGGTTTCCAAGTTATCGAAGAAACTGTTTCCCCAGAAGACGATGTCTCATTGCTAGACAACGCTACTGGTTCATATAACTATGCAGCACCAGGTGCTCACCGTTATAAAATCTCTTTGAAGTTGGTTAAGCTACCACTTCTATCTACAGACAACATCAAGTTCGTTGAATTGTTGCGTGTTGTTGATGGTCGTGTTCAACAGAAGATCGAAAAAGCCACTTACGCTGAAATCGCTAAGACATTGGCTCGTCGTACATTTGATGAATCTGGTAACTATGAAGTTAACAAGTTCATGTTGTCTATCCGCGATCACTTGGATGATGGCACTAACTACGGTTTGTATCCAGAACAACCAGCAAGCCCAATTGCTGGTATGACATATGGTGAAGCCGACAAAGCAGTTATTGCAGTAGATCCAGGGAAAGCATACATTGACGGTTACGAAGTTGAAGCTGTTTCAACTCAGTACACTGTATTCGATAAGGCTCGTGGTAATGACCACGTTGAGTCTATCACTCTAGACCCAGTTGGTGTTCCAGTTGGTAACTATGCATTGGTGTCTAACGTATATGCGCAACCAACAATCTCTTCTTTCGAGAGAGTGTACTTGGTTAAGAAGCTAGTGGTTTCTAACGGCGCTCTTCCAACATCTACTGACGTTGTTGGTACTGCTCGTGTTAAAGCATTCCAACTACACAGCGGTGACTATTCAGCTGGCACATCTACTCAATACAAACTAGCCTTGCTAGATGTTCAGATGTACAGTGGTTACTCTTTCGAACGAGATGTTAAATCTGTTTCTGGTATTAAGACTAGCGGCACTAACTTCACTTGCGATATCGTACCAACACTGATCAACTTGACTGGTGGTGCTACTATTGCAAACGCTTCGACTAGCTTGGTTGGTTCAAACGCTCTATTCTCAACAGAATTGAAAGCTGGTGATATTGTCTATATCGATGGTGTTAAGATCGGTACAATCAGCACTACACCAACAGGTAACAATGCTGCAACTCTATCAGCTGCTTATGGTGGTACTACTATCGCCACTGCTGGTAAGATTCAAGTATTCCGTGCTACTCTAAACGAACAAGACCGTAACACTCTATTGTATAGCGTTGGTTACGAGATGGTGAAGACTCTAAAGGGTAAGAACTCTAGCGGTCTTTATGACTTGGACACATCTACAATCGTTTCTCGTGTTAGCTTCTCTCAACAACAATCTAGCACTGCAGACGGTTACATCAAAGTAACATTCAACATCTCTGGTGGTGAGTTCTTGGATAAGTCTGACTTGTCTAACTTCACATTGTTCGATGCTACAACTAATCGCCCAGTTTCTGTTGGCGTTTCTAACATCGAATTTAACTCTGATTCTAACCGCACTTCTGTCACATTCAAAGAATTGGCATCTGGCGCTACTCTTCTAGTTGACTCACGCAACTACACCCTAATCGCTTCTGTTACACGTACAGCTGCATACGGTGGTGCAAAGGCTAAGAACCTAGAAGTTAACTACGCTGACTACATCTATGACAAGCGTGTTTGCACAGCAAGCACTATCGAGTTGGCAATGGCTGACATCTATCGCTTGATCAAAGTTGAAGTAGACCCAACTAGCTACGTTGCGTTCAACCCATCTAATGCTGTAGATATCACTGATTACTACACACTGGACAACGGACAACGCCCAACTCACTACACAAACGGTAAGCTGAACTTGAAGGCAGGTATGCCAGTTCCAGCTGGTTGCTTGAAAGTGTCGTATGACTACTTCACAGTTGCTGGTCCAACTGGTCAATACTTCACGGTAGACTCTTACACTGCTGACTTGGAATTATACCAAATCCCGACATACTACTACTCTTCTGCTGATGGTAAGAAGATTGAAGTTTCGTTGGGTGACGTTATTGACTTCCGCCCTGTTGTTGCAGGTAACAACACTTGGTTCCCAGAGATTCCAAAGATCGGCACTAGCGTAACTACACCTATTGCTTACTACATGGGTCGTCAAGACAAGATCGTTCTTGACTCTATTGGTCGATTCAACATCATCAAAGGTGTTCCATCTCTGTATCCAAAAGAGCCAGAGGATCCAAAAGAAGGTATGGTACTTGCTACAATGTACATCCCACCATACACTAAGGACATCAAACAGATCAAAGTCACACAACGTGACAATCGTCGTTACACAATGAAGGACATCGGTAAGTTGGAGAAGCGTATCTCTAACTTGGAATACTATGTTGCATTGAGCACTCTAGAAAAAGATGCTGCAACTATGTCTATCAAAGATGACGATGGCTTCGATAAATTCAAGAACGGTTTTATCGTTGACACATTCACTGGTCACGGTATCGGTGATGTTAAGAACGAAGACTATCGTATCGCTGTAGATGCTCAAAACAAGCACCTACGCCCAATGACTTATACAACTGCTTTGCAGATTGTTGAAGACTTGGTATCTGATACACAGCGTTCTTCTCTACCATACCAAAAGACTAACGATCTTATCACTCTACCATACACTGAGTCTGAGTTCATCTTCAATACAAACGCAACTCGTTCTATTGACGTGAACCCATACAAGATTGGTGCGTTCAAGGGTGAGGTTATCCTTACTCCAGAAGGCGACAACTGGATGGATACAGATCGTCGCCCAGACAAACAAGTTACTGATAACAACAACTACGATGCCATCAAATATATGGCTGACAAGTTGGGTGTTACTGGTACTGTGTTTAACTATCACGAGGCTAACTGGTCTGGTCAATTGACTCAAACTGATCCAGCTTACTCTCAAACTGGTAACCCTGCTGCTCGTCGTCAGATCGTTACTGGCTACCAAACTGACATGTACATCGAGACTGGTGTTATCCCAGTTGACAAGATTGTTACATCTGTACAGAGCACAGAGAACCAAATCGACTATGGTGACCGAGTTGTTGACATGTCGTTCGCTCCATACATGAGAGCGCGTCCTGTTACAGTTATCGCTAAGAACTTGAAGGCGAGCACTCGCTTCTGGGCATTCTTCGATAATATCAACGTTAACTCTCACATCACACCATCTAACATCTTCACAGTTGAACGTAATGGTACAACTAAGATGTCGTTCGATCTAAATGACCTACAGAACCAAACTGTTGGGGATAATCCAGATCGTGCATACAATGGTAAGATTGAGCCAGCGTTCGCAAACGGTGACTTGGTTAAGAACGAAGCGCACACTGCGACTAAGATTACTGGTATCACTCACCTAACATCTGCTGCTACTTCTTTCAGTCTGACTGTGTTGTCTGCAACAGGCATCAAGCCTGGACACCACGTTCGTTTTGAAAATATGGCATTGTACAATGGTCAAGGTTCTAGAAACCTATATGATTTGTACGACAACCAAGGTGTTGGTGCTAGTCAAGGTATCGCATCAAACACTCAGTCTTCTAAAGAACTGAACATGCGCGTGTTCAAGGTTACTGCTGTTAGCGGTAACACAATCACTGTTGCTAACCCAGCAGGTGGTAACATCGCAGCGTTCAGCGCATACAATGCCGCTACATATACTGGTGGCTTCTTCGGTAAACTACAGCGCCTACAAGCATCTGCTGTTGTTGCATATGACGGTTTCGTTTCTGAATCTGACACATATGGTATCAAGACTCAACAGATCCACTTGGTTAACGTTCGTAATGGTTTTGCTGTAAACGACGTTCTTGCAGGTTCTTCTGTAATTGCAGGTTCGGCTAACCTACGCAACAGCTGTACTGTTAAGTACATCAACGGTTCTAACTCTACAACTGTTGCTCCAACTATGAAAGCTAAGGGTGATAACCTTCGTGCTGACGTAGACGGTACTGTTGTTGGTGTGTTTGATATTCCAAACACAGATAGCCTAGCATTCCGCACTGGTGAGCGCACATTCAAGTTGATCGACAACGAATCAAACTCTGATGCTGGCTTCGACTCTAAGGGTTCTACAGTTTACTACTCTCAAGGTGTTACACTGTCCAAAGAGAAGACTATCGTCAATAGTCGCACTGCATCGTTTGTACAAGATCGCTTCTACGAAGAGATCCCTACTCGCCGTGTAGTTCCAGGCGCTACTCGTCAGATCTACTCTTACTACACTGGTCACGATCCAGTTGCACAAACATTCGTTGTTAGCTCAACTGGTGGTGTGTTTGTTAGCTCAGTTGATATTTTCTTCCGCGAAGCAGGTATTCGCCCAGTTACTATCGAATTGCGTAGCACTAACAACTCAATTCCAGGGACTAAGGTTATCCCATTCTCACAAGTGACTAAGACTGCTCAGCAGTTGAACTTGTCTGATGATGGTTCTGCTGCAACAACATTCACATTCTCTGCTCCAATCTACTTGCAAGACGGTGAGACATATGCTCTTATCGTTAAGACTGATGAGCCTGGATGCCAGTTGTTCATCTCTGAATTGGGTAAGAACGACCTTATCACTGACAACGTGATCACTTCACAGCCATTGACTGGTTCTCTGTACTTGTCTCAGAACAGTAAAGAATTTGAAATCAACCCATTGCTTGACATGAAGTTTGTTCTTCGCAAGGCAGTGTTTGATATCAGCAACGCTGTTACTATCGACTTCAGAGCTAACCCACCAGCACCATACACTCTACAAGCTAACCCATTCGAGATCACTCCAAACACTAACAAGGTTCGTGTTTATGCTCAAGATCACGGTTTCAAGGCTGGTGAGAAAGCTGTTATCAGCGGTGTTGTTGATGGTTACTATGGTACTGCATCTGCTGCTACTGGTATCCCAGCGACAGCGTTGAACACAGAACACGTAGTTCAGTCTTATGGTATCGAAAAAGATTCGTTCATCATCGAGATCCCATTGACTATCACCGTTGATGGCGTTTCTACAGACGTTCTTTCTGGAACAACTGCAGACTTCGTTAAGGGTAACTATGGTGGCAATGCTGTTGTATGTACTCGCAGCTTGAACTTGGACATCTTGTACTTGAAGACTTCAGACTTGAACTTCCAAGACACTAACATCTCTTATGAGATGGACGTTGAAAACATGGATGGTACTTCTACAGAAGGTATTGCTCTACCAGCGAATGCAAACTACTCATTCTCTAACCGTAAGCACATCCGTTCTTACGAGAACCAATCATTCCAAGGTTCTAGCGAGTACAAGACTCCATCGTTGAAGATCCGTGCTACACTTTCTTCTTCTAACAAGAACGTGTCTCCAGTTATCGACACACAAAAGCTATCTGCTTACACTATCGCCAACTTGGTTGACAACTTGACTCAATCAGACGTGAACGTTGCAGAAATCGATTCAAGATCTCTTCTATCTGATGAGAACATCTCTATCGGCGATGTTAAGGTAGCAGGTACTGGTACTATCAGTTCTTCTACTGCTAGCACAGCAGTAACAGGTAGCGGTGGGTTCACTGCAGGTTCTATGAAGGTTGTTGCTGGTAACAAGCTATGGAAGACAGATGGCACTTTAATCGGTACCGTTCAGACTGTTAACAGCGATACATCTATCACATTGACTGCTAACGCTGCTGTTACTACCAACGCTGTTTCTTGGTCTTACTCTTCTACTCCATCTCTGGTGTTCTCTAACATTACTGTTGATGGTGTATTGTGTGGTTTGATTGCAACAAACATTGACACTGCTGACAACCTATTGGCTAACGCCACTATCGGTAAGTATCTGGATATCTCTGGAACTAGCGCTGCTAACCCTAAGCTAGAT